ATAAATATAGGTATCAAATACAACAATGTGCATAGGAATACATCAACACGGCCTAATACAGGTACTACTACATCAGGCAATGTTAATAGAATAAAGGCCAATAAAAAAAGCCACGGATAGGATTTGACTAATTTCTTAGTCATATCCGCTCGTAGCTTGCCACTTACTAAAAATCGTTTAGGTTTTCCATCAATTTCTACTACCGCCCAACCTCTCCATAGGATAGCTAGTATAGTATTTTTTATTGTAACTTCTCTCTTTGTTGCTAGGTTGTAATTCCTTGCTTCAACCAGCACTCGTAAAACTGTATCTATAAACACAAGAATAACTGTTGTGAATATAGCCAATGATATGCGTACCGCCTCACTCACATTAAACACCTCGTTAAAAATTGGAATAAAGATTTCTACCACTATTCGTCTCCCTTGTCTCTTTCTGATAACCTAAAACTTACGGAAATATTTGGCGGATTTCCGTCAAAACTTTTATCTCGTGTTATCCGTGAATTATTCCCTATTACAGTAAACGTTGCTTTCACATTGCGTTCTAAATCTACGATTACAGTTACAAACTCCCCTTGATTGTCTGATACATTAAATGTTGCTCTATCACTACCACCACGACCAACATAAGTGCCAAGAAACAGATCGTAACTCCCTTTTGGCAAAAATAATGTTTTACGTTCTTGAGTTGTACCGCCGTTAAAAACAGGAAAAAACTCATGCAATTCTTGTTGCCCTCTAACTGGTGATGTTAATATTCCGTATTTGTTAGTGCCTATTTTTACAAAACCAATACTAATAGCATTAGTAACACTTTTGCCTTTCTCCCATAGTGTAGCGTAATATTTTTTACCATCAGCTTTTATTTCTATGTTTTTATCGCCTGCCACATTAAGGCTTTCTGTTAAATCAATTCTATCAGTTCCGAGTATCAATTGTTTAGCCATTAACCCCTACCTCTACTGTTCCTTTAGCACTCCACAATTGCAACTTACTATTCAACGATGTTTGTACTCTTCCCCAGCTACCCCATTTATTGCCCATAAAAGTACGATGATAAGTTTCACCATTTAATGTGTGCAATGTATGGTCGATTAGTTTACCATCTCCAAAGTTAAATACAATTAACATGCCTTGCTTATGCGAACGTGGTGGATTGTTAGCACCGCCATCGAAATTGATTTCGTAGCACCCTTGCGTTGTGAGTGTGTTCCAGTCTGTTGCGGTATCTAATTTAGAATATGGAAAACCAAACGAACCTGCATCACCTTTTTTAACAAACACTTCATCAGCTTTGGTTTTGCTATAAATGGCGGTGTCATAATGTTTAGTAGTTAATACTGTGCTACTATCTGTGCCGTCATAGTGCTTCAAAGTAGTACCTGTCAAATATACAGGAACAGTAGGGTCTCCCAATTCCACCGCATCAGCTGTAGATACTTTACCAATACGCACACCATGTCCATCGGTTTTCTTCCCCTCTAACAATACATTGTTGTTAAGCACAATAGAACCGCTTACATTACCGCCTGTTAGTTTGAGATAATCAAGCGTTGCCAATCGAGCCGTATTGATTGAGTTTTGATAATCTCGATTTGGATTACCTACATAAATATCGACTTGATGCCGTTTACTAGGTTTTTCTGTTAGCACTGCAAAATAGAATTTACCATTACAGTATGCTATATCTTCAATTTCAGTAGTTCTATTGATTTCAATAATCTGTTTAACTGTGCCAAATGGTGTGCATTCTACCAAACTACCGAGCGTTGCACTCATGATGCATCCATTAAGCATTAATGCACCATTGTTGTTAAAATCATCATATTGGTAATCAATTTGATAGGTTTTCATTTTTTGAAAATCATCATTGTACAAGTTGACTTCACGCAAGCGTTGTTGACCGCTAATTGGTACGATGCTTACATAAGTTCGTGTGATAGGATCATATCCAATATTAAACACACGTTCATTCAATGTGATAGTCTTTTCAAATGTCATAGTATCCGCATTAAATACAGATAAGTTATTCCCATTCTTCAAACCATTGGCAAGATAAATTTTGTTCGTGTATGTGTTGTAGCACATAGTGTTACAGTGGCCCATTCGTTCTTGGTCGCTAAACTTATACGTACCTACGATTTCAAATGTATCTGGATTGAGTTCATATATATTTTGCTTTGTGCCATCGCTATTAATACAAGCTAACACAAACACATTCTTCTTATCATTGTAGGTAAAACCTTGACATTGGTTGACTTCATCGCCATATTGGATATTTTTCACAAACGCAATATTGGATGCACCTTTTAACATTGGTGTTTCAGTAGGATAGAACGGCTTAATGTTGTTGTATGTACCCATATCCATAACACTATCAACAGTATCAAATGATACATGCTCATTTACTTTGTAGATGCCATTAGGGATTAACAATATTTTGTTTTTCAAATTATCATTAGCACGTTTAAATGCTGCGGTATCATCAGCTACACCATCACCGACCGCTCCAAAGTCTTTAACAGATACGATGCCATACAAGCTATCTTTAGGAATAAACTTTGTATCTGCTTCGGTTTTTGTAATCAAACCACCGCCATTAGGCAAGGCGATTTGTTCCGCTTTACTTGCTGCGACTTCTGCACGTTTCGCCGCATCTGTTGCTTTAATTGCGTTACTTGAGATTGATGTTTGTTTATTATCAATATCGGTTTTTAAATTTCGTGCTTGACTGACTAACTCATTAATATCACGCTTATCTACAGTTGTTTGTCCTGCATACGCTTTCGCATCTGCCACTAACTTTTCTGCTTTAGTTACATTAGCACTCGATGTATCAAGTGCGGTATTGCTAGTCGCTAGTTTATCATCAACTGTACGGCTTAATTCTGTGATTTCACCGCCTAGCGTCTTTATAGTTTCTGCATTAGCGTTAATAGTATCGCTTTCTGCTTTGATTTTTGTATACGCATCAATCGCATCATTTGCTGCCTTTGTCGATGTATCTACAATCTTACGTGCAACTGTAGTTGCATCCTCATCGCTACCCACACGGATTAATAAGGCTCTGTTCATCTTCTCTTGCATTTCTTGCAAAATTAATGTTACCTTATCCGTCATGTGTTCGATATTTTGGAAAGGGTACTCATCAGGTAAATCTGTATCTTGTTTAATTGGTGTTCTACGTTCAAGAATAATCTTGTGCGTATTGTCTAATGGATCACCATCAGCAGGATATGTTAAAGTTTTATTTTCTTTGTCATAATCGATATTGCCTGTTTGTACGCTTTCTGTGCCGTCTGCATCCACCATGATTAAGGCTATATCTTCAATCATGTAAAAGTCATACGGCCATATCCATTTTTTGTTAACTCCATCACATTGATAAACTACACTAGGTTTATTGACCTCTGGTATCATATTTGTTCCCCTTTCTAATTAAATAGGACTACCCATAATTGAGTAGTCCTTATTTATTAATGTTTATCTTTTTTAGATTTTTTATCTTTCAATCGTCTATCAAACATGATAGCCATAATGACATCTTCTAGTTTTGCATCCGTGTCCGTTAGTGCAAATTTAGCTAATGTCCATAGTCCATCTGTTACAGTATCACTGAACCCTGTAATTCGGTTAGATACTTGTGATAGGCTTCTACCTACATCCATAGCACCTTTATTAGGCGATACAATTGCACTGCCTACATCATATAGTTTTTCAACGATTGATGCGGCCATTACTGTATTCCCTTTATTAAATACCTTTTCACCTAGAATGTATTTCATAGCCATGTTGGAAATATCACGCACAATAGGTACACCCATAGTAGCTTGTGATACTAATTCTTCCCCAAAGGATTTTGCCAAATCTTCAGGGCTATCATCATCTCCATTTGTCATGGCTTTGTATACCATCATGCCTAGTGCTTGTGCGGTCAAAGTCCACCATAGCATACGCACGAATTGTCCATAGTTGCCTTGGTCTTTCCGTGCATAGTTACCCTCAGCAATGATATTGTACAAAGTGTTAGCGTAGGAATAGAACGGTACAAATAGTTGAGTGAGTGCATTTCTTGAACGTTGGATGCCTGCACTGTCTTTTGTATCACCGCTACCGAATATATCTCGTACCGCTCTATCGCCAGCACTAATAGCTTCCTGTTCTACAAATTCTGCCGTTACTCCCTCAACACTTTGTAACTCTAGTACTTTCTTATCGTATGCAAATTTCCATATAGGAATAGACAAGGCAAAATCAGTTTCTGTTAACAGTCTAAATCCCATTTGGTTAATATCATCACGAATATTAGCTAATTGTTCAGCCTTATAACCACCAATATTTGTATCACCTATGCGTAAGCCTTTACCCTCAATGGATAGCCCTTGTTTCAAATCCTTATCCATGGTTTGAACACGTTCCCTCATGAATATAGATTGAGATAATACAAAATCACGTGTTGCATTGTACTTAGTTGTACCTACACCATAGAACCCTATGCCAGCATCGCTAATTGCTTTGAGTGTATTTCCTACACCAATACGATACATGGCAACAGGAATGTTCAACGCATTTTGTAAAGCTACTGATACACGGCCAGCCATAACTGCGGTAGAGGTATTTTTCTTGAGTGTCATAACCAATCTACCCCAAGCATCAAGTTTCGCCGCTTCATCTTTCCAGTTATCCCTAACCCATGTACGCAAGAATTGGTAGGTTTCCATTCCGAATTTATCAACAATGTACTCTTGAAATCTGCTATTGCCTACTAGCTTATTCACATCCGTTACCGCTTTACGCATGGTTACGTGGTTGATAGCTTCCGTGATAGCGTTAGGGATTACATCAAAATCAAGCATTAAGGATTTACCCTTAACTACATCCAATCGTGATTTAGTAGCGCCCATACCTGTACCAAAGATTGCATTACTAGCAATCATTGTCTTGGCTATATCCTCTGTTTGGAAATCGGATACTTTAGCACTTACTTTAGGATTGTACACAATAGGGAAATATTGACCTTGTATTTCTCTACCGCCAATTGTAAATGTAATCCCTTTTTCTTTTTTCAAAGGATTACCATACAATTCCTCTTGTACCTTACTACGCTCTTCATAGAATGAATTGATATGTTCCCATGTGCGGATAACAAATTCCCAGTCCTTATCAGTCATATATTCTTGGAACGCTCTCTCCATTTCTACTTCATTACTTTGGATAGTTTCCAATGCACGTTGTCTATTCTTTTCTGTACCCCAATTCAAGGCAAGCATAATAATTTGCTCTTTGGTAACATTGCGTAATTCGCCTACGTTATACAGATGATCATTGCGAACATCAAAGAGTTGTTTCTTAGAATATACCGCTTTTACATCTCTGGCCAATCTATACATAGATTTTTCTTGGTACTCATTGAATTTCTGAGTAGCCTTAGAAATCGGCTCATAGATATATCTAACTGCAGGGCCGTTCTTTCCACCATCCAACCTGCGTAAGAATGTTTCTGCTTTTAACAAGGATAAGTTAAAGTTATTTAACGTATTAGACAATGCATCTGCACGGCTTCTGTTGTTCAACTCGTTGAATACGTTTCCGTTATCTCTACCGAATGTTTCAGCTGCCTTATCAATGATTTGGAATATAGCTTCATTAATTGTAACGTTATTCCCCTTTTCATCGATTAGTGTACTTCCCTCATATTGAGTTCTACCGCTTTTGTACATACCAGTCATGAGTTCCTCTAACTGTTCGAGTTCGCTCATTTTAAGAGTACTAAACGTTCTAGGTGATTTAGCATCGAACATTTCATATATCCATGGTTCGAGTTGTACAGTAGCTTCTTTATCACCCATAATATCAGCATCTGCATCTAACGCTTTAATTACAGCCATCATATCAAAGCCATCAACGGGTTTTAAGCCATCATACTTAGTCAATCCCATTTGATATGCCATGTGTGTATAGAAATATCGCATATTAGGCTCAACCATGATAGGGTTTTGACTGCGTGTCATTCTGCCTAGTTGGTCTAATAATTTAGTGCGTAGTTTCTTAATAGCTTTTGAATTTTCAAACGCTACTCTTGCCCTTGCTTGATTAAGCATTTGAGATTGTTTAGCACGTAATGCTTCATCAACTTTACCAGTTGCCAATGCACTATCTGCCTTTTTGCCATCTCGTACTGCTTGATTTTGGTATTTCTTGTACTGGCTAGCTTGAGATAATGTCAAATCGCCTAACTCTCTTTTAGCACGTTCCATGTATTTCGGAATAGTGCCAAATCCACCATCACGAATTGCACGTACCGCATCAATGCGTTCTTGCAACTGTGCTTTTAGCTTTTCAATGCGTTCTTGTGCAGTATCAAGTTCTTTGGATACACTGCCTAATTCCTGTGCTACCCTTGCATTGTCTTTCTTGATGCGTTCAGCTTTCGTCAATTCTTTTTCAATTGGTTTCAATTCTTCATCAAGATTTTCACTGTTAGGGTCTAGCTTTTGTAGTTTACTTAGTAATTCCCAATTTTTCGCTAATTCCTTATTGGTATGTGCTTTAATCAAGCGTGCTTCCTCTTGAGTAAGTTCCATTTGTCCTTGATTAGATAATAGCATCTCTTCGGCTATTTCTTGATTAGATTTGCCTGCGTTCGGATCATTAATAAACGCATCTTTCGCACGTTCCATCTCCTGTGCTACTGCTTCATCATAAGTACTGCCTGCTTCCTCTCGTTCCGCCTTTTCTAACCCCTCAATAGTTCTATATTGAGTATTTTCCAATGCACCATCACCCAATGCCATGTATCGTTGATGTTCTTTATAGATAGGATATTCTTCGATTAATCGTTTTTCTATTGCAACTTGTACATCGTATTTTACATCTTCCCATTCTTTAATAGGTCGATTGTCTAACTCTTTCATGTACTTACGCATTACACGTTCTTTTGCTTTTTCTTTAATGTCAGCGATGTATCCTTGCACTCGTGCCTGTTCAGTTTCACTCAACTGTTGATACAATTTTGTATTTTCAAATTGCTCCAATGCTTGCTCGTGTGCGTAGTTTTCAATATCATCTTGTGTAGCTATCATGCGTGCCATTATATCTTTAATGTCAGATGGTACTTCACCGCCCAATCGTTGTACACTACGATAAATACGAGTTAACCATTTAGAGAATTGACGGAACACACGTTGTAGTCCTTTTGTTGGTGCTTCGCCACTTCGTAAATAGCTTTCCCAACCTCGTGCGAATTTCTCGTGTGCTTTGGTGTTATCTACGTTTTCACCATCAACCCAACCGCTCCACTCTTTGAGTGTGTTCCAATCATCGAGTAATTGTTTAGGTGCATTGTCCATAGATGCTAGTTTTTGAATATCATCAAAGAACACATGCCCCATTTCGTGTAAGAATGTACTTCTATCAGCTGTTTTAAAAATACTAATGATACGTTCACCATCGCTCATGATTTCAGTCATGCCGTTTATAGATTGATTGTACTTTTCAATGACTTTAATTGCCTTGTCATCGAACACTACATAGCATCGTCCGTCCTGTTCGCCATCGTAGTATATACCTTTTATACCGATACTATTTAAAAATTCACTAGCCTTTTTAGCGTTTTTTACATTATAAAGATTAAAATGTTCATCATTACCAAGTGCGTGAGATAAAAATGAATAAAGCTGTTTACCAACAATATTTGTTTTTTCTAATGCACCATATACATCACTCTTAACGCTCGAAATAACTTGTTCTTCACGTTCACGCTCTACTTGTTTTTCTTTTTCGTATTCTGGATATAACTCATATCTAAACTTTTCGTATACATTTTTTAATAGTTCATCGTTACTAGCTATGGTATCAATATCTTCATCGATGCCAACTGATTTTAAAAATCTATCAACATTTCTTTTTTGAATTTTGTTGATATCATTTATTGTTTTGTTTTTGTTGTGCAGTTCAGATATTATGTACCCTACATCTATAAAATGCGTGTATTTATTAACCCATTTATCCCCAATGATTGAATCTTTATGATATTTAATTAATAGGCTTGTAAAACGTTCTAGTTGTTCATCTGACATTTTATGTAATCCGTTTTTCAAGCTATCTCTTACATATCGACTGTATCCAGAAATAGGGTATTGCTCTGGTAATAACTCTGTTTCGTTTGGTATTTCAACTTTAAACAAACTGCTTTTGTTAGAACCTTGTAATTTACTCAATACATCTTTATATTGTTTAGATACTTTCTTATCTTTAGCAAAATATAATCCCCAACCATGTACTTGATTACCCTCACCAGTACCAATAGCGCCTAAATCAAATGTGTCAAAGTCATGTGGTGAACCATGCCATGCGGATTGATAATATTGATAATTATGTTGTTTTCGGAGATTGTCTAAATCATTTTCGTTTGGTATACTATTAATAAATGAACGACTTAGTTTAATCCCCCCAAGCCATGGTGGCTGGTTTTTTGGATTATTACTAAGTCGTTCTTTGTTTATATATATTAAATCCCCACCCAATAACAAATCATAATACGCTATATTGGTATTTCTAGCATAATAAGATTGTACAACATGATAATCACCTCTATCATTGTATTTGTTCAATAATATTGGCATCATTATAGGCTTTCCGTTTAAACCAATTACTTCAGTTATAATGATAATTTTTTTGCCATTATCTGCACTAAATATTGCAGATGGATTTGCAATGGTATTAGGTAGCTGTTTCAACATATCAATGGAAACTGTATCATTATGTCCAGATAAAATTCTTTTGCCGTTAGAATCAAATACAGGTGCACGCAATATTTTATGCAAAACACCGCCTGTAATTTTGATTCTTTTTAAGTCAAGATTAATTAAGTCAAAAACTAATGGTGAATCCATTATGTCTATTGTTTTTTTGCTTCCTATATTATTAGCATTATCTACATTGTTAGCCCAATCACTTAATACTTTATCAAGTTTGCTTTCCCATACTGCTTTTGTATTTTGATTATACCCTTTTTGGTTTTCTAAAACCGCATTCATGTTGATACGCACGCTATCACGCAAATAATCCATAGCGGTATAACCCCCACGGCCCATTTGTCGCATATATTGTGCCATTACATCAACATGGTGTGCCATTAACAACGCATTAGCTTTTGCCGTTTCACGTTGTTTTCTATCGGTGCTTTCGCCAATCGATTTAACTACTTTGTTGTACACATCATAGCCACTCTTGGATAATTGCATCCGTAACGCTATATCATTATCCGCTAATGCAAAAATCTTATCATGCAATCTCTCAAGGCTTTCAATTTGTTGTAGCGTATGCTCCATATCAGCATGATGGATATTGCTTTGGTTAAGTGCTTCCGCATTATCAGCAAATGCAGTTTGTGCTTTTGCTACGCTAGAATGAAATGCTGCACGTCTACGTTCTGCATTCGTGCGTGGTGCTTTACCGCCATTATTAGACTTATAATCAGTCAACCATTGTGGCTCTACACCACTTGCCGTAGCTTCCTTGATATCATTATCCATATTGTCAAAGTCGCTTGCGTAGTTTTCGCGATACTCTTGCACTAGGTTTTTATACAAGTTATTGTATGCTTGTTTAACCTGAGTAGGGTTAGCGAATACTTGGTCTAGTACTTCACGATCAATGTCGCTTGCATCTTCAAACTCATCACGTATAATGCTTTCTTTAACTCGTGCTGCTTTTTTCTCTGTAGCATCAACTAAGTTATTATTAAAGGCTTCTACTTCCGCTTTTGCACGTTCCAGTGTTTTCATAGACATACCGCCACGAGTAAAGTATGTGCTTTCTTCTAGTGCCTTTACAGTTTCTTCCGTCAAGCCACCGCTTAATTGTGCATACTTTCCGATTGGTACAGGAATATCTGCATTAGCTTCGATGCTTTTTGATACTTCCTCTTGTGTAACCAAACCACTATCAATCATATTATTAATAGCTTGTTGGCCCTCTTCGGTTTCCGCCATTTCATTGACATTTACATATGCAGTAGATACACCTACATTATCGCCCTGTGCTTGTACAATTTTTCCGTACAGTTCAGGGTTTTCTTTTGCCATTTTGTTTGACGATGCATCTTGTTTCAATGCTTGCATGATAGCAGTACCATTTCGATTTTGTTCTGCCATCACGGCTTGTTGTTGTTCTTCTGGTGTTAGCTTTTGAAATTCATGGAACGCTTTCATAGTGTGGATGCCACTAATACCGCCACCAATTGCGCCTAAACCAATAACGGCTGGTAGTGCTTGTAGCATTGCACCGCCTGCACCTTCTGCCATATCACCTATGGAATATACACCCTCTGGGTCATTAGCATTTCGGTATAGGTTATGTTGGAATTTTTCGTTAATGTCTTGCAAGCCCTCTTCGACTAATTCAGAACCGCCAGCTTTAACATTAGCTTTCATCATTTGTGCAATTGTTGTACCAATACCACGGCTAAATGTTTGTGCTGTATCGCTTGTAGCATTTTGTATAGCTTTAGCCATGGTAGATTTAGGTGCAACAGATGATAAGGCTTTACCAAACACTTTAAATGATGCAAATTCTATACCTGCATCAACTGCAGCAAATGACATTGCGTATTTTCTAGCTTCATCATCTGTATATACTCTGTTACCTTGTGCATCTCGTTTATTGATGAGTTCAATGTATTTTGTGCCAAATGACATTTGGTACATCTGCTCACCCATACCAACTTGAACACCTGTGCTTAAACCAGTTATTGCGCCCGGAATAGCACCCTCACCACCAGCCAATGCTGTAGCTACTGCACCTGTTGCAGCACCTAGTGCCATCCCCTCAGCAGCACGATTAGAACCCATAATAGCTTGCGCCGCCATCATATAGCCTTGACTAGCAGTAGCGCCTACTACTTGTTGTAACACATCTGTTCCATCTGTTTGTCTGTATTGCTTTAAGTTCGATTGTAAGCGCTCCATCTCTTTTGTTAAATCTTCGATTTCAGATTTATCAGTAGTTTGAGATAGTTTCCAACCAACTTGCCCTAATTTAATCTGATCATTCATCGACCAAATACCTTGTTGCACCGCATCAAATACACCTCGTGTATTATTGATTGCTTCAAGGTTTTGCAACGTAGTAATAGCTTCTGCTGAGTTTTTATAATTAACCTTTTCAAGTTCCGGATACATTTCACGCACTTCTTGAATAGTTCTACCACGTTCAATTTGTGCTGCAGCTGCTTCTGCTCGTCTGATGCCCTCTTGTCCACTAGCCATGATAAGGTCAGCACTAATACCTAGTTTTTCACCACTATCAATTGCTGATTGCGCCCAGTCTGCTTTATTCCACAAATAGATTTGCTCCGCACGATGCATTGCCGGTTGTAATATTTCACTAGCTTTATTTACAAAGTTTTCGCTTTGTTGCGGTGTAACATCGGTTTGCGCCAATGCGTTCATTGCATCCACATCAACTGTTGCCGTGCTAGGGTCTTTTGTTACCCATGCACCTACACTATTTGCCGCATTACTGATAGCTTTACCATATGAATTATCTGTTGTTTCTTGTTGTACTGCGCCATCAAACGTAGTATGCGCCTTTGATTTTATCGCAAATGTTCCGTTTGTCGCTTGTTCCGGTGTAATTATATAATCACTCATTATTGTCCTAACCTTTCAGCTAATTCTTCCGGTGTTATCGTGTGTTCTTGACCGCTACTATCTTTATATACATAATACGGCTCACCATCATCACCAGTAGTATTGTATAAGCCGTACATACCATTAGCTGCTAATTGTGCGTTGGTATATGTAACGGCTGCACCTTTACCACCAAAGAAATTAGACATTCTACCTGCACCCCAGAATTCACCTGTTTTAGTAGATGCTATGGCTTGTTGAGATACTGCATCAGCCCCCCATTCTGCCATTTGTGCAGGTGATGGGTCAGTGCCATATTTATTTCTGTATTCTTGTACTTTAGGATACACTGCGGTTGCCACACCTTGATACTCAACCCCATCAATCTTTCTACCTGCTATACTTTCGATTGTGCTTTTCATACCTTTCATATTAGGTGCAAAATCGCCAGTACCATTAGTATATGATGCGTAATAATCATCAATTTGTTTCAATTGAACAGGTGTGAAATACACTCCCATTTCACCAAGAAAATTTGTTAATTCGCCTTGCGATTTGAATTGTCCATTAGCAATTGCAGCCTTAACACCAAGCACATTATTTTCTTTTGCTTTCATTGCGTTTTGTGCTGCTTTATTTACGCTCAACTGCATTCTATTCAAATTATCCTGTTCCGCTCTAGCGTATTCAGAATGTGTTGCTGCGTAGTCTTGTTTAACTTTTAGTACATCAGCTTCTGTACCACCATTAGCTACAACTGCTGCTACTTTTTCTGCAACTTCTGCACGTTGGTTTTCAACTGTTTGTGCTTCTTTTCTACGTAGGTTTTGAATGCGTGTAGCCACATTACGTTGAATTAATTCTTTACGTTGTTGCGCTTGTGCAGCCGTTTCCTCTTGTGGTTGTCCGCCTTTAAACAGTCTAGCTTTAACCTCTTGCATATATTGTCTGATACTAGGTTCATCGCCATTGCCCTGTGGTGCATCCCATGAGTAATGGTTGCCATTCCCATCAATCGCATCCGGTGCGCCATCTTTCCAACGTTGCCCGTTTACAGGGCCAGCATACCATGCAACGAACGCACCCTCTACACCATATTTCTGTGCATATTCACCAAGTTTAAATGCAGCTACTTTCTTTTGCGCTTCTGGGTCTGACATATCAGCACCCGGTATACCTGCTTGTGCGCTCCATTCTGGCCAATTATCCGGTAAGATTTGGAACAAACCATATGCGCCTGTACGTGCATTCACCGCACCAGCATCTCCACCGCTTTCTTGCCCCATAACCGCTGCCTTTAAGTTTTCGACTGTTGGCTCACCCATAGCACCTGCAACTTTACCAAACCCTTTATCAAAAAGCGCTTTAGTAACTTTATCAAGCAAGTTAGGATCATGAGGGTCAAATTGTCCGATTGCTTCATCAATTGCTGCATCATCAGATGTAGCCAATACAACGGATGCTTTCTTGACCTTTTGTCTGTATCCCATAATTTTATCTTCATCAATTAATCCGGATGATGCAGCTGCATTAATCATTTTATTTGCGCCATCTAAATCATCATCAGCTATTTTCTTTTCAATCATGGTAACTGCAGTATTCTGTTGTGCTTTTTTTACTTGTACATCTATTGTGTTTTCGTCATACCCTAGGTTGGTTAACTGTGCTTTGATACTACCACTCAATTGTTGCATGGTTTGTTCAAATGCATCAGGACTACCATTTACAACACCATTGTTAGCAATACTTTGTACATTCAAATCAAGTGCCTTTAATGCACTATCCTCGTACTGACCTCTAACATATTTGTTGATATTGTTAATTGTATTTGTCTTATCAGTATCAACAATTTTGTTGAAAGCATTGATACTATCTTTTAACTTGAAATTGTATTTATCAGCGATTTGTTTATTCAATTCCTGTACTTTAAGTTGATAATCAACAGGGATGCTTAATGCGTTTTCGCCTTTTCTATTCATAGCGCCGTTATCAGGGTTATACATCCAATCGTTCATAGCAGCGTTAAATTCGTTTGTAGCATTAACTACATCAGTCATTTCTTTTTGCTTTTGGATTTGTAACATTGTATTTCCCAAATCACCAATTGCTTTTGATAGATTACTTATTCCTTGTTGGTCTACACCATATGCAGCAGCACTAGCAGTATTGGAAACATTACCATTAACTGTATTTAGTTTTTGTTCACCCTCATAACTGACTAGTTTCATCTGTATCTCCTAACTTTACGAACAGTTACAATAGATCCCGGCCCTACACCTTGTTGCATTCTTAAATCATCGCCTTGTTTCAAACCTGTAATAGCATCATAATCTGTATCACCACCATATACAGTTTGATATTTAGATTTACCAACTTTGCCATTGCCTGCGTATTGTTGTTTCAATCCGTACATGCTAGATGCACCACTCAAGATAGTACCAAGCATTTGCAATCGCCCTTGCGTTTTAGCATTAGCAGCTGCTGCTCTTGCACTACTAGCTTCATTGCGATAATTAACCCCATTAAGATATTCATTGTAGATACTGTTATTCTTGTTAGTTTCCCAATTGTTAATATCCTTGTTGTATTCATCATAGCTACTAGCCATTAATTGTAATGGTGTACCACTCATTGATAACCCTGTAGCGCCTGCTTCTGCCGTATTCTGACCTGCAATTAACCGCATTTTATTGTCCATCTTATCACGCTCTTGTAGCGCTTGATTGGCAATATCCTGTTGTTTCCTATCAGATATACGTGCATTAGCTTCCGCTGCTTGTGCCTGTGCATTATACATTGCAGTTTGTGCTTTGGTTTGTTGATGTTGACCCCATAATGTAGTAACCAATTGTCCTGCCATCAATGCAATAGGATTACACATTCGCATCCCCCTTTCTTAATGTGAATAGTTCCATTCCGTTGTGTGTAATATCAGAATGAATAACCGCCCCTAGCGATGTGAGCCATCTTTTGGAGCGGTTGTTATCTTTGTGTATGAAATTGAATAGACATTCATGAGTGTATAGCCACTCTTTTATGATTGCGTTACTCCTCTTTAGAAATTCCTTTTGTAATTTCAAATTAGTATCTAGTATCTTATTCCCTAGGAAATAAATACAGTACATTCCGTTGATTGACTTTTTTGAAATACCATATACGGCTAATGGTACATCATTCTCAATTACAATGTGGTTTTCATAATCATCACTGCATATATCTCTCACAAAATCATTTTTTCCATAATTCGGAAAATTTTGGTTCGCTATATTAACCTCTAAGGTGTCTATGGCTCGTAAGTTGATATATAAGTCATGAATTAATGAAGTGTGCCTTACAGGGCAAATATCAAAGTCCTGTAACATTTGGAAAACCACCACCTATTTCTAGTTCTCTTGTTACGCTTAAAAGGTTAAATGGATAAGGTTTTTCGTGCAAAATGCATACCGATGCATCCGTTGAGTACACTCCATCGAATTTTGGCAATATGCATACCTTATCGCCACTATATAACTTGAGTGGCGGTAATGAAATATCATCCATATGGTTGAAGTTTCTTCCGATTTTGCCACCGAATGAATTTAAGATATTGAGTGATAACCTACTCATTGTTAATAGTCGGCCTTGTAATGTACCATCTTGTATTTGCATTTCAATACTTGGAATACGTAATCGTGTAGTGTAGTTAATACCAACGGCTACACTTTGTGCTTTACCATCGATATTGATAATTGCCGTAGGTGGTACTTCCTTAATTGGCCGTTCTCTACCATCAACCACAATTTGCACATCCTCACCAATCAGATGAGGTACTGTGATAGTACTGATATTCTCTGTGCTGGTTTGTCTGATATAGCAATCCATATACACGTTGTTATTATCAGCGTTATACATCGGCTCAAATCGTTCTATACACATCACTGTACCGCTTTTGAAATCACGCTCAACGATAACATACAAACTGTCTTGCTCGCCCTCAGCCACGCTCTCTGCATATTTATATTTGCCTTTCGTAGTGAAGTGCGACCATGCATACACCTTTTGCTCAGGAATGTAAGTTAGACAATCGATATTGCCATCATCTGTTACGTAGTAAACAATACTATCTGGATCTTGGGCATATGCACTCGTAATAAAGTTACGATACTTTGTCAGATGCTTAACGAATAGAGTTAAGTCGGCCCCTGTGTAGTTATCGCTTTCATAGGAATATCCTAAATCACGCACTACGCACCCTCTAGCTTGCACATACACACATCTATTACCTATGTATTGTGGCTCACATTCAGATGCGCCACGTTGTGTTTGTGTGCGTAGATTACAATTAGTCGGTGTGATTGTTTTTGAACCATCGATAATCCATTCATTACCGCTAGTCAAAATCAATAAGTCATTAGCTGGTATCAAATGTCGAATGTCATACATTTTACGATTAATAACAGGTAGCGTGATTGCACTATCATCTGTAATCGTTCCGCCTACCTTTTCTACACCAAAGTTGGAATAATCACCTGTGCGACTAAACCATATGTAGTTAGGATATTGAGTGCTAGACGCTAGGATAAATCTGTCTTGGTAAAACGTACATACACGAGGATAACCAAGGCCTTTGCCCCATTGTCCAAATCTAAATTTAGATGTAGCTTCATTTTCTACAACGCTATTCAATACATTTACTTTAACATGCTTACTATCAACAAATTCTTTAATCTCAATTACACCATAGTTAGAATGTGGCAAGAATGATAGGTCTACATTAACACTGCCACCTTTTAAATCAGATACAACTTTTAACATTGCACTAGGCGATACCTTGCCTGTATCCGTTACATTGTAATCGTTGTTAGATGTGTACACTCGGTAATCTTTCCATGTAGTGCCATTGTCATTACTGATTTGAATTTTTACAGTGCCATTCCATGTGCCATGCGATGTGAATTTCCACGATAAATCCTCATCACTACTGAATTGTTCTACATCGTAATTGATGTTATTGTAATCTTCGCCGACTGGTCTGTTATATCCGCCGTGTCTTTCACGTGTAACATATTCAGTACGTTGTATTACTTCGCCAGTTTTGCTTGTAGTTACTGCTTTAACAAAATGTTCAATTTGCATGACTGAACCAACCATATCAGCATTGAATATATCCTTTGTGGCGGTTAAGGTATCGCCATTCAAGATTACAGTACTTTCTTTGTCTATGTTGACTTCTCCGTATGGTTGCTCTGACAACTTGTATGTATCAAATCGCCAGTCTGTATCACTATATCGTGATAGCGTTTTAACTGGATACTTACCACTACAAATAAACATTACATCACCACTTTGGATACAGTTCAATTTATCGACTACATCGCTTTCAAATGGTGTCTGTAGTTCAATACCTGTATAAATACCATTTCGCCATACTCGGATATATCGCTCACCAATTTCGAGCAAGAATGATTTATTCTTTTCTGCCGTAAATTCAAATAGCCGTGTAGACTTATCCTTGTTTTTAACTTGCCCTATATATTCCGAACCTTGCCGTCTAGCTACTGCGCCGTAAGGTCTAATGACTGCATTTTCTGCTAATAGCAACGCGCTTTTAAACTGATCTAAGTCAAACCGCCTAGATACATCAGGCGAAATCTCACCAGTTGTAAATGCAAGTTGTGATATATACATTGGTTTCATATTTACCAACTCCTTGCTTTTACATAGTTAGAAATATATGGCATATCTTGCCTACGTTCTTTAGCACTCAAACTCTTGGCCTCTTGCGTTGCTGCTTGATAGAGTTTATAGCACTGGTCGAACAAACCACTATTACCAGTTAATGGCATGGCTAGTTCTGCCCCCATTTTAGATTTCAAGGCCTGTACAAATACAGGACTGAATACATCTATATCTTGCACATCGTACACGTAATCGATGTACGCAAGCGGTACATCACTCACGATATACTTTGTGTTATTGTCAAAGGTAAATACATCATATTCTTTTTGCCTATCCGTTCTAAATCGTTCCCCTTTAGGAATAACCCCAAGGATACGGATGCACTTTTCAGGATACACATAAACAAATTCATAGCCAGCTAGTTTATGCTCAGATAACACGCACTCTTCACGCTTTCGTGCAAAATTCCATTCATATTGTGAAAGTAGCATCTTGCGTGTCGCATCGTAATGCAATCTGCATTGTCTAGCCGTTTCTGTTTCTTCATCAAGGCCGTATATCCTACCGCCATTGATAAGACTAAGAGCCATATTACAAATATCAGTAGGTGTCATATTGCCCCCTTTGTAGTAAAAAAGAGGGATGCATACGCACCCCTCATTCTGTTATTCTGCAGTTTCTTCCGATTTCTTGCCTTTAGATTTAGTCTTTGGCTTGTCTTCGCCATCTTCGGTTTCTTCTGCACCTACAGCTTCAAACAAATCATTGAAGTAATCTTTATCGTATTCAGCTACTTCTTCTTTTGTAAGTTCTACTGTTTGTCCTTCTTTAATTAAACCCTTTGTATTATGATACAAGGTTACTTTTGCAATGTATTCCATGCTACCCCCTATTTACTTGTAATACCGCTAGTCAAGAATACAGAAATTGTGCCAGCCGTTGCATTGTTGACATTAGCACGTGTATAACGTTTAACACCATTTGCCAAGCGTACTTTATATTCGTATCCAGCTGGTGCATTTGCCGGTAATGTAATACCATGCAACAATACAGGGTTAGCGATGTTTTCTGCATCAGATGTATATACGTTGATTAATGCAGTACCAGTTAATGTTTTGTCTACACGAACAACTAACCACAAGTTAGGGTCAGCATCACCGCTAGTAACTACAACATCGGAGCTGACATTGCCAGATAATTCACGTTTCCAATGGAATGTATTTAAAGTATCGATAATCATGTATTTTCTCCTCTCTACTATGCAGTAACACGTGCTTCGGTGGAAAGCAATGCATCAATTTTACGAACAGGAATACCATTTGCACGAGTAACCATTTTACCCATTTCCATATCTTCTGTGATAGTAGAACCATGCACTTTGTTCTTTTGCAAGCGTAAGAATGTACGCAATTCTTGGTTCATATACCATACTGGTCTACATCCAGTTAAGCTATGCATTTTTTCTTCTGCACGGATCATCAAGTTAATCAAATTAGGGCCTGCAGAAATATCTTCTTTGATAGATTTCATATCAATATTAGCGATACGTACTACATAGCGCCAATCACGAACAGATAAACCAATGTTTTGTTTAAAATGGGTACGATAACCTTGGAACATAGAACCATCAGCTTTAGTTACCGTTACTTCGCCCAAATCTTCTTGTTCTAAACCACCTTGACTGCCACGTGGATAAATACCATGTACAGTAAGAGGGCCCCAACCTACGAGCCACATAGAGGCAAGGTTAGCAGTACCACCAGCATCAATAATATTTTTAGCGCAATCAGCTTTTTTAGTGTCTAATGTGTTAAAACGTGCGGATAAACCGATAAATTTTTCAGGTGTAGTTTCATCACCATAGAAAAGTGTGCTTGCGATTTCTTGGCCCATGCTTTCAACAAATGCACTATCTTCTGTTGCACGGAACGCTACAGGGTCATTAGAAAGTTTAACCAAGTCTTTATCCACTTCGGAATATGCTTCCAACATACCACAAGTATCAGTGATTTGTTTTGTAGTGGATTTAGATGGTTGTACACCGCCATACAACATGCGCCATGTTGTGGATGGTAATCCAGTACGTACAGTTGTTTTGTTAGATGTACCATCATTACATTCAATCATTGTCATGTCTTGAATGATTTCGTTTGTTTGGTTCAATTGCTCAATGATTTGTGCAATTTTACCATTTGGATCCATGCGTGTTTGCAAATCCAATAATGTAGGATTGTTAGTTCCGATTGTAGCCATTAATTAATCTCCTTTAATCTTTAAACATAGACGGATACATATTTCGTCTAATAGCTTCGTCCGATTGATTGTTTGCAGGTCTGTTGTTCCCTGCGTTGCTATCTTCGCTTGCCATACCAGCAATATGTGCGAATAGTTGAATTACTTCTATACGATTACCCAAGCCATTTTCAGCTAGGATTTCACGGATATTAGGAATAGTCTTTTCTACCGCTTCAACACCTGCGGCCGCTTGGCTAACAGTAGCATCGAATTTATTCCCTAATACCTTTTTAGCGTTTTCTGCATACCCATCGTATTGCGCCTTTAGTGCCTCTTGCTTTTGTGTTTCATAAGCACTCACGATGTCCGTTGCGTATTTGTTGCCAAACTTCGCTAGTTCCACCGCTTGCTCTTGCGTTGCACCTACACCGTTCAGCATTTTTGAAAACTCATCTGCGATGGTTTGGTCGACTTCGCCACCCTCAAATGCAGTTGAGAAATCATATACAGTAGGTTCTGCAGGTTGGTCGGTGTTAGTATCACCGCCACCGCCTAAAATCGTACTTTGTTGGTCTTGTGTGTTCGTGTCTTGTGGTGTACCACCATTTGCACTATCCGTGTTATTGTTTGTGCTTTGTTGTAAATTGTCATCCATGGTTACTCACCTTTCTTTAATTCGTTTTCTTCAAGCGTTTTAAAATATTTCTGCATCTGAATATTTTCGAGTTGTGCTAGATGGTATTTCTTAACACCCTCTATACCATCGCCAATCTTTCCTAAATCATTTTGTAAAGAAATAGCAACAGCCCTCATTCCCTCGTTAAAGAATGTTGTACTGTTGCCTGTGAATGATTGGCTATTCAGTTTTGCTCGGTCTAATATGCGATAAAAAAACCACCTACCGAGTTCAGTACTCAGTACGTGGTTCAACGCTTCAATATCACGCTCACGCATATAATCTCTTTTTTGTTTCATCTAATATTCCATTCCCATTAACTGCTGCATTACAGGGTTTCCGTCATTTGCTGCATCAGTCGCTTGTTTAGCTGCACTAGCCATTTGAGGTGCTAATTGTGCTGCTTGCATCATTTGTGCTTGTTCCTCTTGTTCTTGTTGTGCCTGTTGTTGTTCTTCCATCTTAGCTTGATATTCGTCATTGGATACAATTACTTTTGCAGGAACACCGAGGTTAACACCATAATAATCCGCTGCTTCTTCAAAGTTGAATTTTTGTAGGATATTAGGATTACCCTGTGCTAATGACATAAGGAACGCAAAATACTGTTCGATTGAAGTTAATGAAGATACTTTCTGTGCCTGTGCCAATGGTGAAATGTATTCAATCTTCACATCTTGGCCGTTTAACTCTTCCGCTAGCACTTCATCGATTGGCGGAAACACACCTGCACGATCTAATATCGCATAGGTACGTTCGATAATCGGATTAAGAAATTCAGATAGTAACCTTTCCACTACAGGCCCTAATTGTTGTAACTTCTCTTGCGTACGTTCCATGACTTCCCTTGCCGTCATTTGTCCATTGTCCATATTGTCTAGCATAAGGAATAAGTCAGCACTATATGCACGCTTGATACTGTCTTTAACTTCGATGATTTGTTGCATAATCCAATCAAGATTGATACCTACATTAAAGATAGGCTCAACCTTGCCACCTGTATCGACTTCGGTTATACCGCCCGGAAATAGCGATACGCTACCAATCACATCGGATGTTACGGCCATTGGTGGTTTTACACCGAGTTCAATAGCTGTTAATCGGTCTAGTTCTAACTTTTGCAACATCATTGCATCAGATTGTGCAAACCATGCACTACCTTTACCATAGCCATTTAGATCATGTGTAGTGTGCCGTGCAATCGGAATAGGCCATTCTTCATAGCCACTATGTCGCAAGATTTCATCGTCCCTGCTACCCTCAACCCAGTAAATAGAGGAGTAAGGCATGTTCTTGTTACCTAGTTTTCCGTTGCGGTCTTTGTTTTCACACACTA